AGCCTATTTGTTATTGGGTAGGTAGACATGGCTAGAAAATCAGCATTACAGAAAATAGAGGATCATGAGAAACTTTGCAGGATAATGCAAAAACAAACCTTTGATCAGATCAAAGAGATGAAGGCACAGATCGTTAGAATAGAAAGATTATTGATTGGAACAGCGGCCTTCATAATAATAAGTCTGATAGATAAGGTCCTCTAGATCCAGGCTTTTAATTCTTCACCCATCACCTGACTTGCTATGTTGACTTTCTTACGCAAGGCTTTTACGATTCTTTCATCAACGGTGTCCTCACACATTATATCTATATAAGTCATGGGTTTCTCTTGACCTATACGATCTATTCTAGCTTCTGACTGTTGACGTTTCTCTAGATCATAACCATTAGAATAATAAACCATATTACTGGCCGCTGTAAGTGTGATACCATATCCACCTGTCTGAGGTGTGCCTATGAAGAATCTACACTTCTCATCATCTTGAAAACGTTTTATGTTCTGTTGTCTCTCATCCTGTGGTGTCAAACCATAATAGTCTACAAAAGAATCCTGACCAAACTCCTCAGATATAGCTTTTATTATCTGTCTGACATCACTCTGCCAGTGGGCCCAGATAACAACCTTGCCCTCTATCTCACCCAAAACATTTAATAATTCATCTAATCTATTGCTTTTAAGTTCTTGTATGGTGCCATCATCAGCCTTGAAATGACCACAGGTTATCTGTTGTAGTCTCATCAATTGTGTCAGTGCATTTGCTGTTGTGATCATCTTGCCATTCAATATTGCAAGTGCTTCTTTTTTCATCTGCGTATATACCTTGAATTGATCTGGTGTTAGTTGCACCATACGTTTCATAAATGTTTTCTTTGGTAGATCCAAACAATCATCTTTCAATACACGATAAGAAAAATTTTTTAATTTATCTGAAAGCTCGCCAAGGTTACGATAACCAACCACGATCTGCACAGAACGACCACCAAAATTTGCTGTTTTCATTACAGCGTATCTGGTTCTAAACGAGTAATAAGAGTTATGATCCAAGAGCCAGGGGTCAAGGAACTCGCACTGTTTGTATAGATCTAATGGTGATTTAGTTACAGGAGAACCTGTGAGTATTCTCTTATATTTTGCATTAACACCTAGTGATACAATATTTTTTGTACGTTTAGCCTCTGGATTTTTTATTGTTGTTGATTCGTCAATGGCCATCATAGTGTCATGTGAGTTTATAAATTTTGCAGCAAAGTCCACACCTTTTTTGGTAGACAGCGCTTCAACATTCATACATAATATATGTAGATCAGTTCCTGTTTTGAACAATGTGTCCAAAGTTTGTTGCTGTTGTTTTGTGATATTTGCCTGCCACAATACGGACACTTTCTCTATATGATCTGGTAGGTGTGTTGGTATCTCAGAACTATACCAATTTTTATATACACCTTTTGGTGCAACAATTAATACGCCATTGATCTTACCTTTGTCATAAAGCATTGCAACATTGTCTATTAATACTTTAGATTTACCTGTACCCATTTCCATAAAATAAGCAAAAGCTTTTTTCTCCCAAGACATTTCTAATGCTTTGAGTTGATGTGCGTATGGTTTTGTCTTAAATTTATAATTCATAATTTCTTTCTGGTTGACAACCTAGCAAATATAAAATAGAAGTCAAGCCATGAAAGAAAAAATAGTTTACGTTATACAGGAAATACCAGGTACAAAAACAGGTAACCCAAAAATAAATATTATCGGTGCAGGTAAATACGGTAAGTTTAAATTTTTACTTCCTGAATTATCACAGATTATTTTTTCTCCTGGTCCATTGATTTATAAATTAAGAACTTTACTAAAAGATTTTACATCAGAGGATTATTTATTATTAACAGGTGACCCTGCTATTATTGGGGTTACATGTTCTATAGTTTCTGATATGACTAACGGTAGATACAATTTATTAAAGTGGGACAAACAAGAAAGACAATATTATCCAATTGAGATAAACTTATATGAAAGAGGAAAGATAGATGAGTGATTTACAAAAAATGTTTATTGAGGATGCACCTCAACAAGTAAATGAATTAAATAATGTTGAGTCATTATCTAGCCATGTTTTAGAATTACAAAGGTTAGAAGATGAAATTAAAATTGAAGAAGAAAGATTATCTAGAAAAAAACAACAAGCAGATAAACTTTCACAACAAGTAATACCAGAAATTATGGACTCTATGAAATTAAAAACCATGAAACTAAAAGATGGTTCTGCGATAGAGGTGAAAGAGATTTACAGCGCAACGATTCCTATAGATAAAAAGGAAGGCGCATTTAACTGGCTTCGAAACAACGACTTGGGTGATTTGATTAAGAATGAAATCACTGTTTCCTTTGGTCGTAACGAAGATAACAAGGCGAGCGATTATGCGAACCTTGCCGAGAGCAATGGGTACCAACCGGTTCAAAAGCTTAAAGTGGAACCCATGACTCTCAAAGCACTATACAGAGAGCGAGTCGAAAAAGAATTAGATTTGCCTTCTGAACACTTTAACCTGTTTAAGGGAAACAAAACTAAAATAACAAGGAACAAATAATATGAGTGAAGAAACAAGAGACATAGCAACAAAACAAAGCGGATCATTAGCAACTTTAGACTTTGTATCAGATTCAGGAATGGGTCTTGAGAACGTTGACAAACAAGATCTTGCTTTACCTTTTCTGAAACTGTTACAATCAGGATCAGATGAGACTAAAAAGAAACATGCAAAGTATGTGGAAGGAGCTGAGGCTGGTATGTTCTATAATACAGTGACAAAGAAACTGTATAATGGAGAGAAGGGGATAGAGGTTATTCCTGTATTCTACAAGATGACATATCCAGAGTGGGCACCTTTCGAGAAAAGAGAAGGTAGACCTATCCATAATGACAGAGGACCTGGTATTATGGCGAAGACAACTCAAAATGATCGTAACAAAGATATGTTGGACAATGGTAACGAGATTATCAAGACAGCAAATCATTTTGTGATTATCAATGGTGAGAGACCTGAGAAAGCTTTGATGACAATGAAGTCAACACAGTTGAAGGTCAGCAGACAATGGAATTCTCTGATGGAGAATGAATTTGAAACTGATCCAGGTAGTGGTAAATCTTTACAAGCACCTACATTTTCTAGAATCTATAAATTAAATTCTGTTGAAAACTCAGGTAGCTTTACTTGGCATGGTTATAATGTGTCTATGATAAGAAAAGTAGACAATGCCGGCCTGTATCAGATGGCTAGAGATTTCTATAACTCTTTGAAAAACAGTCAGCAAAAAGCTGAGGCTGTAACTCAAGAGGAATCTAACTACTAATTCTACTCTTATGGAGCAGATAGGAGCGGCAAAGCGAGAGTGGAGCCGCTCCGACCCGGGATCTTTATGGTTGAAAAATTTATAGAATTATTTACTGGATACCAAGGTGACTTTGGTATAGCCGACATGTCTTCGGCACAATTAGACACAGACAAAAATAAACTCAAACCAAACTACGAATGGGCTGGTAGACCTATCACACAAGGTGATTATAAAGATCACATTGAGGGTAAGATATCTATCGGTATACAACCATGTAGATTAGATAAAACTGTGCAGTTTGGTTGCATTGATATAGACTCAAAAGATTATGCTAGTTTTAAGGTAGAAAATTATCTGGCATTGTTTCAACAATTTAAATTACCATTGATACCACTATTATCTAAAAGCGGAGGACTGCATTGTTATTTGTTTTTAAAAGAACCAATACCAGCTGTCGATCTGATCTCGGCATTGAAATCTTTTCTACTGCCACTTGGATTAGATCCTGACACAGAGGTTTTTCCAAAACAGAAAGAATTAAAGGAAGATGACAGAGGAGAAATAAAACCAGGTAACTTTATAAACCTACCATATTATAATAACGGCAGTACAAAAAGATATGCAATCGACAAAGACAATAACAAATTAGATCTAGAAAAATTTATAGAAGTAGCTAACCAAAACAGAATTGGCAGAAAAGAATTAGAAAAATTAGTAGAAGAAACTTACAGAAATATTTTAATAGGAACAGACCCAGAGTTTGAGGATGGTCCACCATGTCTAGCTCTATGTTCTAAAAGAAAATTAGATGATGGTAGAGATAGGTTTATGTATAATTACATGGTCTTTGCAAAAAAGAAATACAAAGATAAATGGCCAGATCAAGTTGCAAAAGCAAACTATAGTTACCTGGAAGACCCATGGGATAAAACAAAATTAGATTCTAAGATAACAGCCTGGAAAAAAGATAC